ATTGGTTGTTCATTAATAGACGTTACATAATGCGGAGTATGTTTCATGTAATTAAATTTTACACTCCAGCTAACTACTTGAACATTTTTACCAAGCAATTGTCCCCAGTATGCTCCATGATAACTATCTGTAATTATTGTATCTCCAGATGCAAGGAAACTTATAACTTTATCAAAATCCATCTCTGCGTTAGTCATATGCGGAACATCGGCTTGGTCAAATTTACTTTTAAAATGATGAGTAAAATACACATAATCATGTGTAGATTTATATTTTTTATTAAATGCAGGATGCATACAACTTACACACGGCAAGTAAAACTCACCTATATCTCTTATCCCAGCAAGTGATGCTTTGCGAGTATATTCTGGATACCATATACTTTTAGTATGTTTGCGTTCTGCTTTTTTACTAAAGTTATGACCTATAGCCCATAGTATACTCTTGTCTGCACAATCAACTAACTCAGCAATTTTTGGTCCAAACTTATTATGTATTAAACCTCCACCGCCTACTATAATAGTATCTCCTTTTACGTCAGGAGCTCGCATGATATCAACTGTTTTTATATTAGGAAATTCAAAGTATCTACTGGGGTTGCAAAAAGCATCGCCTATATTAGTTTTACTTTTTCGATGTAGTTCATACATGTGCTATAAAATTATGATAAAAACTTGGCTTGTTATAAGTGTGTGTACAGAAATCATCTACAGTTAACTTCTTCATGTCTAAGTCATATACTGTGTAACCTTGGTCAATAAAAAAGTTATAAACATCTGCACTTGTATTAGTATAGTTTGTTAAATGTACATCTGCACATTCAAAATATATTATAGGCTTATGACGTTGTATAGTTTTTATTGCACCGTTTAATGTCTTATATTCGTTACCCTCAACATCAATCTTAATAAAAGATAATTCTGGAAAATTATACGAATCGATAGTCTTAACAGGCACACGTATAGTTGTATAGGCATGTTTTGGATGTTTTGTTAATCCGCTCCACGCCGGTTTATCTAAGTTAAGATGAAATTCAAATTCACCAACACAATCACTTAATGCTTCTCCGTGAACGCTGATGTGGTTCATATTGCCGTAGTGTTTATTTAAATATTCAACTATGTTCGGGGTAGGTTCAAACATATGTACTGGAAGATTAGGATACACTAATTTAAAGTTCCTATACCAAGATCCTTTTCGTGCGCCTACATCAAGTATAGTAGTTTTTAAATTTTGTTTGCGTAGATATTCAAAAATAACGCCGTCTTCTTTGCGTTTATACGCCATCTAATTTTTTCCAATTCATCTTTTTAACTTTTGGCCTACTATCTCCAGTATACCATAAATTACCGTATACTTGTGTACGTTGAAGTTTGGTATGATCGTAATCTAATTTTACTGCGTGTAACGTATTATAGTCTGGAGCAAACATTGTAATAGAATTATTTACTGAATGCTCGTATTGTGTAACTGCCCAGTCCCACGGAACCCAGCATGTGTCTTTGTTTTGTTTATGTTGCCATTCATCGAATATCCATTTCTTGTCATCTTTAAATGTCATAAAATGTGTATGTAATCCTAAATGTTCTGCTTCGGGTGCTGTGTTAATATTAATCATATACGTAGCACACTTACGTCTAATATCTGGGTGTGGACTTATTTCGTATCCTGATACATATTTTTGTATTGCAGTATCTACACTTGTTTCGCCTGTTTTATTAAATTTTTGTTTAATACAATTATGCCATTCGTTACTATTAAAAAATTCAACAAGTTCTTCTAATATAGAATCTTCATATTTTTTTAATCTAAATGCTACGCCGTAGCCTTCTAATAGATCTTGATTTGCTACTTTATCAGCAATATCTTTATTGTTGTACCATTCTAAATATGATTGAACACTTGTAGTACATCCAGGAAAAGGCTGAGGCTTATATTTGTATGTGTTAGTTAATTCACTACACATTTCTTCTGTAGAATTGAATTGAGGAACGTTAATTTGTTTGCAACTGGTTATGCGATCAAAATGATCTTTTGTAAAAAAATCTTCTATATAGACGAACTTAAAAGGATCTAATGTAAATGTAGAATCATTTATTTTATCTATAAGGTAGTTAAAGTTTTCCATGAATGTCTCCTAATACTATTTATGGAGTTACATCAGCAATAAGATATCGATTGACTGTAGTTCTATTAATGTTATTAAAATGTGCAGTTAAGATTTCATTAAATGTTTCGTCATTGTAACAACGTTTCCATCCATGATGATACTTAGGCGCCTTAATTGCCAATGTCATAATTATAAATCTATCACATGTTGATTTTATTTTTTCTATAAATGCATTAGGATCGTCTAAGTATTCTAATACACCCAATACAAGACCGATATCTGCGGTATGTGTAATAGTAAAGTTGCTATTGAAATCTATATTGTAATCAGCTTTAGGATTTAAATCATATCCTACATAATTACTAAAATTTAAATAATTACAAATACTTTTATCACCGCATCCAAAATCTATAATAGATTTATTTTCTATATCATAATCTTTAAAAATTATGTTACGTGCTGCCCAAGGTGGTTCACTCAAAATAAACTCCTTTCAAATGATTCCATGCTGTTCCGTTTGCTATTTCTTCTTTAGTCCAAATCATATAAGCTGCATCGTATAACCATTGCGTTCTGTCAATATTTCTATTAGGAGTTTCTATAAGTTGTAATTTATTCATATTACTTACATCCCATACTACACTTTCGTCGCTCATTGCAAATGTAGGTATTCCTTCTAACGTACTTTCTACAAGACTATTACTATTGTAACCAACTACAGCATATGCATTTGCATAGTCATGTTCTAAAGATTTACCGCCTTCTATTTTTGTTCTATTCTTAAAAACATTTGATATTTCTATATTGTTATCAATTGATTCAAACTGTTTATAGTTTAGTTTTGTAGTATGTAAGTGTGGCCTAATTACTATTTTTCGATTTGTGTATTTTCTAATTTGATCTATAGTTTTTTGTATCCAGTTTTCATATGTACCATATGTTTTATATAAACTATTTAATGTACTATCGCCGGGCTTTTGCAAAACAATAACTATGTAGTCTCCAGTAGTGCGCCAATCTTTAACTTGTAAGTTTTGTAATTTTTGAATATGTTTCCATCTATCAGAAGGACTATTTTTATTATTAAAGTTTCCACAACGTAAAAAATGATCCCAGCCTAATCTGTAGTAACAACGATCATCTGTAATAGGATAACTGTTTTTTCTAAACAAATTACTTTCACAAACTAATATAGGCTTATGCTGTTGCTTGATGTAATTATAAGACTTAACTTTTTTTGTTTTATCTTTTTGTACATTTATTTGAAAAAAAACATCTGCACGATCTTTTAATGCATCGTCAAAATCTATCATATGCCAATTAGACATATTAAATGATATACCAAATAGATTTAGTTCTGAAAATCCTACTACTGTAGGACTATCATAACGAAGCATCTTCCATACCTGCTACACGTAACTTAACAACGTTTGTAATTTGCCATTGCTTTTGATCAAGTGCTTTAAGTACGCCTAACCATTTGTTACGCATTAGTGCAAACTCGTTGATGATCTTTTCATAGTCAACGACATCTGCCTCACCGTCTACGTATTTTTCTACGTCACGGCTTGACAGAGCTCGTTGATAGTTTTCAAGATATTTCTTAAAAAATGAACTACGCAACCTGCGTAGCTCAATATTTAAATAGTGGAGGATTGCTTCAATTTCTTGAAGTTGATTAAATCGGTGTTCAACAATGCCTGGCATACTTGCTGCCGCACGTTCTACATTACCAACTAACTTACACTCTTTACGAGCATCGTTTAGTTCACTTTCAAAGTGTGCAATAGCATCAGGAATTTTTCCTACGTTACGACTTACTTCGCTATACCAACCCATTCTTTAATCCCACTCATCATTATAATTTTCCTCATCTTCACTATCTACGTCAAGGTAATAATAAATTGCCTGATCCAAATTTTGACTATGGCCTAAGCAGGATTTTAAAGTATTATCGTCTGCTCCAAAATCTACAACAATATCAATAAATTTTTCTACGCATAGATTCATATGTTTCTTTTCAACATAGTGCTCAAACATCATCCATATTTCAATAATTTGATCTTCGTTCATTATAGTTTACTCCTCGATAAGTTCTTCAGATTCGATAACATCGTCAACTTCAGCGGTATTTACCACTTGTGACTCTTTAATAAGGTAATCTGACATAACCTTATCAAGGTTTTCGCCAATCCACTTTTTACGATAGTCAAGTATTTCTTCACCATCAAGTGTTGTATATGCTAAACGGTTACCTTGCTTTTTAATGAGTCCTTTAGCTTCAAATAATTCAAGCAAGCCACTGTACGGATTCATACCTGTTTCGTATGGAATCTTTACTTGTACACCTTCAAACGGTTTTGCATAACGAGTCTTCATAACTTTACAGCCAGCACGGATACCCATAACTTGACTGATTTTGTTACCATCTTCGTCTTCTTTTAGTTTCAATTTCTTCATTGCAACTACAATAGATGATGCATAGATAAAGCCTGACCCGCCACTAATCTTATCATCTGGGTCAAACATGTCCTGTGATGCATAAGTGTGGTTAGTACATACTAAGCCTACATTCAATGAACCAATCATGTTAACTGTGTTACGAACAAGTGATGTTAACTGCTTGGGCTTACGACCCATATCACCTTTCATATCACCTTTGTTAAACTGATCAATATCAGTAGGTGTTAATAACATACCTAAACTATCAACTACAAACAATACTTTAGGACGATCTTCTTCATCCATTGTTTTATAGTCTGCAATAAATGTTGATAGTGTTTTAGCAACATCGTCAATCATTGACATATTCAGTTTAAGTAGTTTTTCTTCTGACGTGTCTACATCTAATGCATGTAGCCAACTTTCATCAAGTGCATTTTCTGAGTCAATTAGTACTACAAAGATACCTTGATCTTGTGCTGCCTTTACAATATTACCTGAACAGATATATGATTTACCTGCGCCAGATTCTCCTGCAAACACAGTTACCTTACCAAGCGGAACACCTTTATTAAAGTCGCCACTAATAAGATAGTTTAATGCATAGTTGCCTGTGCTAATCCAATCTTTAGGATCGTTAAATCCACTACTCATACCTGAGATGGACTTTGTTAGGTCCTTACGAAACCTTGTTGGGTCGAATGATTTGTTCGCCATATTATCTCCTATTCTAAAAAAGTAAAGGAAAGGGCCTTAGCCCTTTCTATTATTAACCTTGACGTGCTCTGATCATTGCAAGAATGTCTTGAGCATTCCCGCCATCTGCTGGTGCTGCTTCTGCTACTGGTGCTGCCGCTGGTGCTGCCTCAGGTGCTGGAGTCGGTGCCGGTGCTACTGGAGCACTTTGGCTAACAGCCGTTGCCTGCGGAGATGCCGCTACTTGTGGGTCACCTGTACGTTGAGCCATACCTGCTGGACGGAAATAATTACTCCAGCGATCTGCATCATATGCTTCACCGTCTACTGACGCTTCAAACATTTCTTGCATGACCTTGAGTTCAACTTCGCCTGGCTTTTTAGGTAGGAAGTCACTTAATGTAAACAAGCCATTTGTATTAACTGCATTCATTTCGACATCGCTTAGAGGACGTTCTCTACGTGCCCAGTTAGATGTTGAATAGTCTGCATATCCGCCTTTGCTTGTTTTGTTAAGACGGAAATCTACACCAGCAGTATAATCTGTTGGTAGTTCTTCCATGTCTGGATCCATAAGCGCCTGCTTAATAATCTGGAAGATTTGTGGACCAATAATAAATCTACGGATTGGATTTTCCGGAGTTTGATCATCAGTCAAAGGATTATCAGTTACAAATCCTTGGAAGATATATGAACGCTTTTTCCAATACTTACGACCCATGTCTTCTAAACTTGAGTCTTTAAACCAGCCACGTACTTCATTAAGAATGTTACATGTCTCGCCGTACATTTCCATACATGGAATTTGTACTTGTACTGGACGTGAATCAGTTTCACCTTTTATGCCAGCAAATGGAAGTTTAATAACTAAACGTTCTTGCCAGAAAAAAGTGTTGTCTGCACTACCGTCTGGTAGGAAGCGTAGAGTTGCGCTCTCGCCTTCTTTAATATTCCAAAATGGGTAAATGCTGTTGTCACCGCCTGATTGACGATTGCCTGAAGCTCCTGCTTCTTGTTCTTTGAGCTTTGCTCGGATTTCTGCTAATGATGCCATAGTGCCTTTTCTCCTATAATGTTGCCTATATGCTTTAGTGCCTTAATTTGTATAGCACAGTTATTACTATACACTGATATTTATCAAATGTCAACCATTAAAGAGATTTATTTTTTTATCGTTTACCCAATCTGTAAGATAACTTATCATTTTATTATGCATATCTAAATTTAAGTGATTTTGTAGATTTTCACTGTGTACATCATTAGCAGGAACAAATTTACTTAAATGAGTTCTTTGTATAATAAGATTGTCTCTTTCATACATAGAAAAATCTATCAATCGATAATCATCGAATATAGGCCAAATCATTATTTTTTTATAATGCTTACTTTGAACTGCAATTGTAGATAACATTTCTATAAATGTCCATCGAACGTTGTCATCAACGTCATAATATTTTTCATAAAATCTTCGTTCTTTGCCGCCATATTCTTGTTTAAACATTGTTGGATTTCCTGACCACAAACCTTGATGCTTTAGAGGAATATGTTTAAAATTAAATCTACTTGCTGCCGAAAGTAATAATAATACAGATGTCTTATTTTGTTCTTCAATAGGAGTTCTTAAAGTAGTTTTTATAAATTCTGATACAGTCCACTTTACTCCTGTTCCTTGATGAGCAAAGTTTCTTACATTGGGCATTTTTCTTTCAAGGGTATTTGGCCAGGATGAGGGTTCTGTGTATACCCTATTATCTGCAAAACTATCTCCGTATATGTGAAGCATAGGAGTTAGCGGCTATTTTTATAGCCCTGCTAATCTCTTAATATCGTTGAATTCTTGTGGCTCTTCTGTTTCTTTGTAGCCCATTACTTCTGCAACTTTACTATTAATTTTTTCAATAAACTGTTTTGCAGGTTCAATAAACTTC